AGGGTGTTTGTATGTCGTTCATTAACGAAAACGGATCAATCTCAGATCCTTACAGAAATTTTATTCATGTTTCAAGGTACTCAAGGTGGCTTGAGGAAAAGGGTAGGAGGGAAACGTGGGTAGAGACTGTAGATCGTTACATGGACTTCATGAAAAATCACCTTGTAAGGAATTATGGATACAAGGAAGATGAAAAAACATTCACTGATGTGAGAGAGGCAATTCTTCATCATAAGGTCATGCCCTCTATGCGTGCTATGATGACTGCAGGGCCAGCTTTAGAAAGAGACCATATCGCAGCATACAATTGCTCTTTTATTGCCGTAGACAGCCTTAGATCCTTTGATGAGGCCATGTATATCCTAATGAATGGTACTGGGGTTGGATTCTCTGTTGAGCAAAAGTATGTAGACAGCCTTCCAGTAATTGCAGAAGAGCTATTTCCAACAAATACAACAATAGTTGTTGAAGATTCAAAATTAGGTTGGGCTAAGTCGTTTAAGGAGCTTATTGGTCTTCTTATTACTGGTCAAATCCCAGAGTGGGATATGTCAAAGGTGCGTCCATCAGGAGCACGACTAAAGACTTTTGGAGGAAGGGCATCGGGTCCAGAGCCATTGAATGATCTATTCAAGTTTACCGTTGAAACATTCTCCATTGCAAGGGGTCGCAGACTTAAGCCAATTGAAGCTCATGACCTTATGTGCAAAATTGGAGAGGTTGTTGTGGTGGGAGGTGTACGCCGCTCAGCACTAATCTCTCTGTCAAACCTTGATGACTTTGAAATGGCTAAAGCTAAGAGTGGTCAGTGGTGGGAAACAGAGGGACAGCGTGCCCTTGCTAACAATTCAGCGGTATATAACTCAAAGCCAAATACTGCTCAGTTCCTCCGTGAATGGAGAAACCTCTATGAATCAAAGTCAGGTGAAAGAGGAATTTATAATCTTGATGCCGTTCGCAAGCATATTGATAAGTTTGGTCGCAGAGAGTCATCAAAAGTTGCTGGAACTAATCCCTGCGGAGAGATTCTTCTCCGTGCAAACCAGTTTTGTAATTTGACAGAGGTTGTTATTGATGCAGAGGATACAGCTGAGAGTCTTTCAGAAAAGGTTCGCATTGCAACTATTTTAGGTACATGGCAGTCAACACTAAGCACATTTAAGTATATTCGCAAGACATGGCAGTCAAACACAGAAGAAGAAAGACTTCTTGGCGTATCTCTGACAGGTATCTTTGGGAACAAGTTGACTGGAACACTTCACAAGAATCTTCCAAGCCTGCTTGATAGCCTGAGGGAGGTTGCTGTTGGAGAGAATGCAGCTGAGGCAGATAAGTTAGGAATCAATCATTCTACCGCTATCACCACCGTAAAGCCCTCTGGAACTGTCTCTCAGCTTACTGGGGTATCTAGCGGAATCCATCCATGGTATTCAGAATATTACATTAGGTCTGTTCGTGCAGACAATAAAGACCCACTAACAGCATTCCTTAAGGATTTTGGTGTTCCAAACGAGCCTGACGTAATGAAGCCAGACATGACTACAGTTTTCTATTTTCCAATTAAGGCTCCCAAGGGTGCCACTGTGACCAAGGACATGTCAGCAATTGACCACCTTGAGGTTTGGAAAACTTATCGAACACACTGGACAGAGCATAATCCATCTGTAACAATTAATGTTGCAGAGGATGAGTGGCTTGATGTGGGCGCTTGGGTGTTCAAGAACTTTGACTCAATTGGTGGGGTTTCGTTCCTACCACTTTCTGAGCATTCATACAAGCAGGCACCGTATCAAGAAATAACAAAAGAAGAGTATGAAAAACTTTTGAAGTCAATGCCAGAAAACATTCCTTGGCAATCACTTCCACTTTATGAACTAGAAGATACAACTTCTGGCTCACAGGAGTTAGCATGTACTGCTGGAGCATGTGATGTTGTAGATCTAGTTTCTGCGTAATAGGTTGGTTGCGGAGCGGGGTAGCGTTTGAGGCTGCCCCGCTTTGCTATAATTAACTAGGAGAGTAAATGACAAACATTTCTAACATGTACGCAGCAAAGCTATATTCAGAACATCCGATAGGTATTTGGCCTATTGATGATGATTTTCCATATATTTCTTTAATTACAAATCAGCAGAGAAGATTTGAGGCAGATTCTCCTTATGTTGGATGGAGCATAACAAATGGAACAGCTAATGACTCTATAGAACTTCCAAATATCGGATCACCCTTTGATAGCGATATTTATGCTGGAATAGAGGGTGATGTTCCACTATCTGATGGAACATACATAGAAGCAAAAAGTCCAGATACTTTTCTTTTTAGTGATTGTAGTGAAGAGCTTAAAACATTTTGTATAAGTGCATATGTGTATCAAGATTCTATATATGTATCTGAATATGAAATTGGATATGAATATTATGATGACAATACATCATCTTGGATTGAAGTCTATACAATAGTTCCTACCACAAACAGAAGAGAGTGGGTTCACGTTCAAGATACTTTTGTTATAGAGGAATTTGATGCAGACTATTGTCATATAATTTTTAGAGCCAAGATCAATACAGGCGGATCATCTGGAGACTATAACTTTATATTTAATGGAATTACCGTGGGTCAATGGTCAGAATCATTTACTTCTGAAAGTTTGGGAGCAACACTTGAAGATGCACCACTATCTTCTGGACTATTAAATAAAGTTGTTTCATCAGATCAGTATGGAATACTTTCTCAAAATGCTTATTTTGTTTCTGAAAATGGAAAAGCTCTTGCAAAAAATAAGGGAATTCCAATGATTTTTGGATCTGAAAATGTTACAAAGATATACGCATCATCAGATGGATCTCCATCCTTCATCTTTCCAAATAAAGGATTCTTTACAACTGATGGAATATCTAAAGACTTTACTTTAGAATTTTGGCTAAAGACTAGGCCATCCACAAAAGAGTCAAGAAGGATTGTTGGCCCAATAGACACAAATGATGGTATTTATGTAAGTGAGGGATTCATCACTCTTGTCGTTGATGGAAAATTCTCTTCACACAACATTTCATATTGGTATCGACCCATGCTTGTTCATATATACATAAAGGGAAATACTTTTTATATGCTTATTAATGGTGAACAGGTTGCTCAAGTAGAGGTAAATAAAAATACAATATCTCTTTCTGAAAGTGAATGGCTAGGTTTTTATAGTTATGAAGACATAAGTCTTATGGAAATTGATTGCATATCTATCTTTCCTTATGCAATACCTCTTCAGGTTGCAAGAAAGCGTTTCGTCTGGGGGCAAGGAACAGACCCTCTCGAATTGATTAATGATTCATTTGATGGTGAAGAAGCAATAATTAATTTTGCAAATGCAAACTACACAGTAAACAAGGTCTATCCAGATATGGAAAGATGGGATGCGGGATACTACAATAACCTTGTTGCAAATACAAACCATATCTCTGTACCACAATATTCGTTGCCCACGATATATTTAGGTGGAAGAGATGTTGTTGAATGGTATTCAGATTGTAAAGACTTAAACGATCTTCTATATCCAAGTGGGAATCATGCTAAGAATATATCTTTTAGACCAAACATTGAGGATGGTGCGTGGGTTCCAACAACTGGAACAAACTGGACAGAACAGTGTTATTTAAACTTTCCATCTTTAACATTTTTGTCTAATCCACTAAGTTCAATATATGGAGTTTTTGAGGTAGAGTCAGAGGTAGAAGACACAAGGCCACTCATACATATAGTGAATACTCTTACTGGTAAAAGGTTTGAGATAAATATTACTGGATACGACATAACTTATGAATTTGATGGTCAAGAGCTATCTGGCACTGGATTTACCGTGGCTAATAGTCACTTTGTTGTAGGATTTCACATACCAACAATTTCTCAATCATTTAACTATGAGCTGTCCTCATTTTTTGGGTCTCCAGAGGTTTTGTCTATGTTTGTTGGAGGAGACGGAGTTTCAACATTTGAGGGGAAGATATATAGGATAGGATTTTCCGATCAAGCGAACTATGAATCAATATCTGAACATTTTCAAGAAAATGGAATTACAGATAATACAGATGAAGCTTTGCTGGCAGGTCACTATGCTTCCTATACACTCTCACCATTCTTTAGATATAATGCATTTTTCCTAGACATATCTGTAGCATCTCAGTGGGAAGAGTATTTTCCTTTATCATCTTTTGCATCATATGTAACAACAAATAGCGATCAGCAATCTTATGATTTAGATTATTTGCAATTTAATTTTGGATATCCGTCATTAATAAGTGTTGTAGAGACTTCTGTAGATAATCCAGACTGGACGTATCAAGAGCTTTTTGAAGCCTACAATGATCCAATTCAAAAGAATTATAGTATTTTAGACAATTCAACACTTTCGGGATATATAGATTATGCAGATCTTACAGCAAATATTATTACAGAATATCAAATTGACACATCTCAATCGTCCCTTGATGCATATGTCACCTTTCAATTACTTGCTGAGGGAGCTGATGAACCATTGTCAAGCTTTGTCTATACAAAAAATCTAACCGACTCCTATACAGTTTATGCGGATAATGAAAATACTAATGCCGACCCATACAAAGCCTATAGAACAAAGTTTAGAGTAATTGATGGAACAATAATCTACCCACCAAAGACAATTAACTTTAAAAATGTTGCTATGGTTGTTCATTTTGAAATTGAACAAGATGGAATAATAAGCAATCCATTGAAGGTAAAGAATTTAGAAATTACATCAAAATCACTTAATCAAAATTCTCTTACAGCTATTGGAACTAAAACAGGAACTCCTATATACCCATATGTAAAAACTGGTATTTATTATAATGGAAAATCAAAAAACCCAGTTATGATAGGTAAACAAAACCTTCCGTATCTATATTTGACAGAAAATACTGGAATAAAGATATTAGATACAGATGCTGAGACTGAATATGGATCATTAATACCAATAAATAAAAATAGAAGCCCAAGCTACTTGCTTGGAGCATTTCAATTATTTATGAAATACGATATATTTCAAACAATATCGACAACACAGAATATGTTTTATTTAACACATAAAGATGGAGATATAGAGTTCACAATAACTCCAGGACAAAGTATAGAAAGATTTTATGTATCAGCAAGAGATAAATATACAAAAGAAGAATATTCTGGAATATCTTTTTATCAAAATGGAATAAAGGTTAAAAATCCATATATAGAAAAAGATGAATGGAATGTTATAGCTTTTTCATTTGACGAACCCCTAGATATGAATAATTTTTCTGGATCTTTGAATTTATTATTTGGCTGTACATATAGCAATATATCTTTCTTTAAGTCAACTGGATTGAATGAATTTGGTGTAACTATTGCCAGAACTTGGGAGGATGTGTTATATGGAGATCAAGAAGTAGATCCATTAAACATAGTTGATTGGCAATACTGGTATGATCAAAATGGATCACTTGATATTCCAAATAAATGGAAAGAGGTTTATGTATTAGAAGAGGCAAGACAATTCTCTACAACTCCCAAACAAATATACTCAACATATACTGGAACCAATATCATTGTCATTGACGATAATACTGGAATGTCAGTGGTCAATGATCAATTTAGTGTATTCTCCTCTACGGTGTGGGCTGAGCCATCCTATATCCTTAAACCAGTATAATCTGCTATAATTTAACCATGAGTAACACTAGAAAACCAAAAGTTGGTAAATCAAAAGCCACAATCATAGATAAAGGGTATGATTGGGGATTATATTTCTGGAAACTTCCAAGTGGACACCTTTTTCATGATGGTGACGGAAACTTATTAAATATTCCATCGATGAAGCATGACTTATCGAAGATTGCTGAGATTAGAAGAGCCGCAGCACACTATGGACAACCAGAAGGGACGCCATGGTTCTATGCTGGTATTAGCAGGATAAGCGATGAAGGTTATTCTGAGCAGGTAGACAGAATGAAAAATGGACTTATTCCAAATTTGAATGATATGGGTGCAGTATATGATGCTCAGCAAACACTAAAGAGACACGGAGCTCAAGACTAATGGAAGAACAGATTGCAATAAAGTATTCTGATGACATTAAGATAGAAGACGAATTTTTAGCAAAAGATCCTTTTAATAAATCTTGGGAAGAAATAAAAGACTATAACGGTCTAAACACCAACTTTAAGAGAAGGACCAGCAGAACAGAGAACAAGATAGAGAAGTCCATCAATATTCCCGTAGATCGTGATGGTAGGGCAACTGGTTCATACGCTGTTTCAGCAGGAACAAGGTCAACGGGTGTGGACGGCGTTCAGTCAAAGCAGATGAACCCAGGAGAGATATTTAGAAATGGATATGGTCTTTTTGATGTCATAACGCCACCTTATAACTTATATGAGCTTGCTAATTTTTATGACACAAACTTTGCAAACCATGCAGCAATCGATGCGAAGGTATCTAATACCGTTGGCCTTGGCTATAAGTTTGATGTAGCAAAAGACGTTATCCTTAGGATTGAGTCAATGGAAAACGAAACAGCTATGCAAAAGGCTCGCCGCCGCTTAGATAGATTAAAGGGCGAGGCAATGGAATGGATAGAAAGCTTAAATGATGATGACAGCTTTACAACAACAATGGAGAAAGTTCTTCTTGATCTTGAGTCAACAGGAAACGGATACCTAGAAGTTGGCAGAACGGTAGCAGGGGACGTTGGGTATGTGGGACACATTCCATCAACAACAATGAGGGTCCGCCGTATTCGTGATGGATTCACTCAGATTATTGCTGGAAAAATTGTTTATTTCCGTAACTTTGGAGCAACAAATCCAAATCCAATAACAGACGACCCTCGTCCAAACGAAGTAATTCATTTTAAGGCTTACTCACCACTGAATACATTTTATGGTGTACCAGATATTCTTTCAGCCTATTTATCACTTAAGGGAGATCAATTAGCCGCACAATTTAACATTGACTATTTTGAAAATAAAGCAGTTCCAAGATATATTGTTGTAGTTAAGGGAGCAAGACTTGATAGTGAGTCAGAGGATAGACTGTTTAGATTTCTTCAAACTGGACTAAAAGGACAGAATCATAGAACACTTTATGTGCCACTTCCTGCAGATTCTCAAGGAAATGCCATTGACTTTCAAATGGTGCCAATTGAGGCAAATGTTCAGGAAGCATCATTTAATGATTATCACCAAAAGAATCGTGATGACATCTTAATGGCTCACCAAGTCCCTCTTTCAAAGCTTGGTGGGGTTGATGCAGGAGGTCTTGCGGCTGCCATGGCTCAGGATAGAACATTTAAAGAACAAGTAACCAGACCAGCACAAAGATATATTGAAAAAATGGTTAACAAGATTGTAAAAACAAAGACAGATCTCATCAACCTTAAGTTTAACGAACTAACTTTGACAGATGAAGTTGCACAATCACAAATGCTTGAAAGGTATATTAAAACTCAAGTTATGACTCCAAATGAAGCAAGAGAGCAAATTGGATTAGCTCAAAGGCCAGGTGGAGATGAAGTTTTTGAGATGACTCCAAGACAAGCAACTGACGCTCGTGCAAACTTGGCAGGCAACAGAGAAAGAGATGCAGAAAGAATGAATAATGCATCAGATAGCATTGCTACAACCACTGGAAGGAACCCTCAAGGTGAGGGAAGGTCAACACAGTAACAATTTGATAAAAATGCTGTATAATGGGATATAATATGGAAATTTCTAAAGCACACTGGGAGTCTGAGGGGAACAACCTAAGACTCTCAATGCCAATTGCAAAGGTTGATATAGAGAGAAGAATCGTTTCTGGATTTGCTACTCTAGATAACATTGATCGTCAAGGGGATATAGTTCCATCAGAGGCTAGCATAAAGGCTTTTGAGGAGTTTCGCGGAAACATTAGAGAAATGCACGATGACAAGAAGGCTGTTGGCAAGCTAGTGTCTTTCAGGGAAGATTCATTCTATGATCAAGAAACGGGAAAGCTCTATAAAGGAGTTTATGTTTCTACATATGTAAGCAAAGGTGCTCAAGATACATGGGAAAAGGTTCTTGATGGCACATTAACAGGCTTTTCAATTGGTGGTAGCGTAAAGGATTACGAGGATGCTTTTGATGAAAACATGAATAAGTCTATTAGAATCATTAAAGACTACGATCTTTTTGAGCTATCTCTAGTAGATAACCCTGCAAATCAATACGCCAATGTCATCAGCATTGAAAAGGGTCATACTGGAGGGTATCTTTCTAAGGCCCTAATTGAAAACGTATTTTGGTGCAATGATGACGATATAGTTCAGCTATCATCTAATGGCTCATCTGATTGTCCAAGATGCGACAAAGGTATGGACAACATTGGTTTCGTTGAGACTAATGATGCTCAAAAGGCAGAGGTAGTAAAGTCTATTCTTTCTACTATCAAAAATGACGCAAAGGAGGTAAGCAAGATGGAAAATGAAAATACAGAAGTAGCCCCAACAGAAGATGTAGCAGAAGTTGTTACAGAAACTGTAGAGAAGGCTGTAGAAGTTGAAATGGAAAAATCCGAAACAGAAGTTGAGAAATCTGAAGAACCAGAAGTTGAGAAGTCTGAATCAGAAGCTAAGATGTCTGATGAAGAAGTCGAAAAGGCTGTAGAAGTTGAGATTACAACTGAAGAAGAAGATGATAAAGAAGAGATGACTGAAAAGTCCATGGAAGAAGAGGAAGTCATGGAAGAAAAGTCAATGAGGGCTGAGGAGAATGAAGTAGCCAAGGCACTTGTTGAGGAAGTTCAGTCAACATTCACCATGCTTGCTGACACCATTAAGGCTCTTAATGAGAAGGTAGACGAACTCAACAAGACAGTTACAGGTGTTAAGCATGATGTTGATTCAGTTAAGAATGAGTTTGGAAAGCGTGTGGACGCAGTGGAAAAAGATACCGCTTTCCGTAAGTCTGGCGATCTCGGAGAGATCGTGCAGGAGCCAATTTTCGAAAAGGCTCAGCAAAAACCACTATGGGGTGGACGTTTCCTCACAAAGTCCGACCTATTCGCATAACAACAAAAAGAAAAATGGAGGTGAAATATACAATGTCAGAAGAAATTTTAAAGAATCAGCCAAGTGAGTCTGGCAAATACGGCGATCCAGCACCAGGTCTATACCAAGGTCAAGGAGCCGTTGCAGCTGGCAACATTGGCGGCGTAACAGATCCAGGAGCTGGCGTAATTGGAAACATTCCAACCGCTAACT